CTCGATCGCTACGATCCGCTGGGCGCGAAACTGCGCCAACTCCAGAACGATTTCAAGCAACTGAATTCCGCCGCTGCGGGCGGCAAGATCGCCGGCGCTGATGATGCGCGCGTGGACCAGGTGTATGCCAACCTGCAGAAGCAGATCTCGCTGGCCAGCGCGGCGACGAATGGTTATGCCACCGCCTCCACGAACGCGGCCCGCTCTGCGGGGCAGCTGCGCATGGCCAACCAACAACTGCCGATGCAGTTCCAGGATATCTGGGTGTCGATGGCTGCGGGTCAGAACCCGATGATGGTGCTTGCCCAGCAAGGGGCTCAACTTTCGGGGATGTACGGTGGCGTAGGTAAGGCAGCCAAGGCGATGGGTAATTACATCCTTGGATTGATCAATCCTTTCACTGTCACTGCCGCCGCTGTTGCAGGTAGCGCATATGCCCTGTACGACTATGCAACCAGCGTCAACAAAGCACGCATGGAGCTGATGCAGTTCAAGGACGATCTGGCGGTGATGGGTGACACGGCCATGCTGAAGCGTGTTCTGGACTTGCGCTCGGCCGTTAAGAAGGCTGAATTTGAGGCGGTTCAGGGCGGGTTTGGTTCCATAGGTAAAGCAGACGAAGCCAAAAAGCTGAACGAACAACTTGTGCTGGCTGAGGCGGCGTACGGAAAACTTCGTGATGCAGAGACTGCTCGCGGAGACGCTGGCGGTATAGCCTCAAAGCTGGCACTCGAATCTGAAACAGCCAAGCGCCGCGAGCTGGAATTCAATATCAACCTGCTGCAGGTTTACCACGATAAGCAGGTCGCCGGATCGACCAATGAAATCGACAGCCTGAGTAAGCTCGGCGAGCTGAAGAAGCGCCTCAAAGACATGGATAAACCAAAATCCGGCACTAAAGACGACCGCAATCAAACTGCCATCACTGGTTTGGAAACGGAGCTCTTCAAAAAACAGATGGAGGTTGCGGGCGTTTCTGCCGCCCAGATAAAAGTGTATGAGTTGGCCAAGAAAGGCGCGACAGACGCACAGATTGAAAGCGCACAAGCTGCTGCCGACGGCATCATCGTGCTGGATGCGGAAACCAAAGCCACTCAGGATCATGCCAAAGCCATCGAAGAGACCAACCGCATCCTGGCGAACATCGATCCGCTCTATAAGGCGAATGCCGAGTGGGCGAAGCTGGTGGATCTGCAGGCGCGCGGGCTGATCACCGACGAGCAGATGGGCGCGGCCTACGAGCAAGCGATGGCCGGCATGAAGAAGAAAACCGAAACCGCCGCCGACGGCATGTCCGAGGTGTGGAAGACCTACCGCGACAGCACGCAGCGGGTGCTGGGCGACCAGATGTTCGACGCGATGATGGGCAAGTTCAGCAGCCTGGAAGGTGCGTTCAAGCAGATGATCTTCCGCATCGTGGCCAACGCGGCATCCGCCCGTTTGACCGAGGCTTTGTTCGGCGCGACAGGGCAAGGTTCGTCTTCGGGCGGCTTGATCGGTGCGATGATGACGGGGTTCGGCTTTGCCAACGGCGGCACCTTCGGCGCGCAGGCTTTCGCCAACGGCGGCACCTTCTCCAACGGTCTGTACACCTCGCCCACCCCCTTCAAGTTCGCCAGCGGCGGCGGGTTTAACCTGGGCGTGATGGGCGAGGCGGGGCCGGAGGCGGTGATGCCGCTGGCGCGCGATAGCAGCGGCAAGCTGGGCGTGCGGTCGCAGGGCGGTGGCGGTGGCGGCGGCACGCAGATTGTGATCAACGACCACACCACCATCCACGTCGACGCACGCTCTGATCGCGCGCAGGCGCTGGGCGAGATCTCGCAGTTGATCGACAACAGGCAGGCGCAGCTGGTTGACCGCCTGCGTCGGGAGGGTGCGATCGCATGATTATCACCTTTCCTTCCACGCTCACGCTGGTGACCGGCGTCGAATGGGGCCAGCTGCGGCGCGACCTGAACTTTGATTCGATCTTTGGGAGCCAGTCCGCCGAACTGTCGCCGCCGGTGTGGACGGCGCTGTTGACCCCGGCGAAGTTCAGCCGCGCCGAGTATGCGGAATGGGAAACGGTGCTGCTGCAGCTGAAGGGCCGGCAGAACCAGCTGGCGCTGTGGCATCTAGACCGGCCGCAGCCGCGGGGCACGATGCGCGGCGAGATGGTGCTGAATGGCGCGCATGCGCAGGGTGATGACGCGCTCAATATCAGCGCCGGTGCCGGGCAGGCGGGCAAGACCTTGCTGGCCGGTGACCGCCTGGGGTTGGGTAGCGGTACCACGCAGCAGGTGGTGCGGGTGCTGGCGGATGCCACGGCGGATGCATTCGGCGCCATCAGCGTGCCGGTCGAATCATCGCTGCGCAATGCTTTCGGCACCGCCACACCGGTCACCTGGGATAAGCCGTGCGCGCTGTTCCGCCGCGTCGCTTCGCGGTGGAGCATGAAGCATGCGCGCGGCGGCGTGGACGGCACCGTGCTGGACTTGGTGGAGGATTGGAACGCATGACCGCGCGCCTGGATGCCGAGCAGCAGGCCGCGCTGGAAAAGGCGCACATCAAGCTCGTCTATTTCATCGAGTTCCACTTTGCCAGCCTGGTGTACCGCTGCTCCACGCTGGGCGTGAACGTGAGCTGGGACGGTTACGAATGGACCGGGTTTGGCCTGATCGGCAACTTCTCGCCCATCGACGAATCGCAGGGCACTTCGGCGGCGGCGATCACGTTCGACATAAGTCTGGCTGATGCCACTTTTGTGGCGCTGTCGGTCGGCCCCGTCGAGGAATATAGAGGCCGCGATGTGGTGATGTACTTCTGCCCGCTGGACGACAACTTCCGGCTCGTCGGCACACCGAAACGTTGCTGGCGCGGCACGATGGATACGCTGAACGGCGGCATCAGCGGCAAGCCGGACGAGGCGACCGGCAGCCTGCAGCTTAAATGCGAGACCTCGGCATATGGGTTGAAACGCTACCCGGCATTGCGCCTGAATGCGGCGCAGCAGAAACAGCGCTACCCGAACGACACCTCGCTCGACCGCATGACCCGGCTGATCGGCAAACAAGTGCCGTGGCTGTCCAGGAAATTCCAGCAGCGATGATCACTCTGGCCGACTACATCGCCGCGCGCCTCAACGCCCCGTTCCAGTGGGGCGTGAACGACTGCATGACCTTTGCCGTCGGCTGGGCCGAGATCGCCGGCGGCCGCACGCTGCTGCCCAAGCGCATGTGGCACACCGAGCTGCAAGCCGCGCGCCTCATCAAGCGCCACGGCGGGCTGGTGGCCGCGCTGGATGCGCACTTCGGGCAGATCCACCCGAACTACGCCAAGGACGGCGATATCGCCATCGCCGACGGCGTGGTGGCGCTGATCAGCGGCGCGCACCTGGTGGCACCGGGTGCCGACGGGCTGGTATTCAAACCGCGCACGGAGGCAGATCATGCGTGGTCGGTTTAGTATTTTTGCTGCCCTGCTGTTGGTATCGACCACGGCGGCGGCCATGCCGCAGGCGCTGGTGTTCGCCGGGGCATGGTTGTTGAGCTACGGCACCGCGCTGTCTGCAGCGGGCTGGGTGGTCGGCATCGGGCTGGTGGTGGGCGGCTCGGTGTGGGGTACATCGCAACAGCGCAAAGCCATGCAAGAGCAAGAGGCCGCCGCGCGCGCAGCCTACAACGCCTCGCTCAAGGACCGTACCACCACCGTCATCTCGTCCGAACACCCATATGTCTACGTGTACGGCAAAGAGGTGGTGGTCGGCGTGCGCATCGTGGATGTGCTGACCAGCGGTGATCGTGACCAGTATCACCATCTGGTCTGCGTGGCGGCCGACCACGAATGCGAGGCTATCCTCGATATCGCAATCAATGACAAGTGGCTGGGCGCGCTGGATGCCAACGGCAATGTCACGGCGGGTGATTACCTGTACACCGAGCCGCAAGACGCCACGGAATACAAATCCGGCACCACCTTTACCCTGGCGCACACCCCGCTGGCCGGCAGCCTGCGCATCACCTGGTGGCAGGGGTCCATCGACAACGGCCGCGAGCGCGGCATGCCCTACACGCTGGTGGGCAACGAGGTGACAGTTTCCGTCTGGCACAATTTTACCTGCTCGTATCGGTGGGCCAAGACCACTCCGCGCGTACGGGTGGCCAAGCGACTCGGCGCACCCGCCACGCCGGCCGACCCGGCCACCATTGCCGAGTGCCCCACCCAGTACACCGCCACCAGCACGATGGACGAGAAGTGCGGCCTCATCGTGCGGCTGGATCTGGACCATGCGGAGTTCCAGGGCGGCGTGCCCTCGGTCAAGTTGAAACTCAACGGCAAGAAAGTGCACGACGTGCGCGATCCGGCGTGGCCGGCCGATGTGCCGGTGTGCTCAAGCAACCCCGCGCTGTGCCTTGCCGATTACCTCACCAGCGAGATGTGCCGGGTACCGCTGACCGACCTGCCGCAGGCGGACTACATCGCGGCGGCCAATGCCTGCGATACCGTCGAATCGTTTGGCGCGCGGTACACCCTGAACGGCACGGTGCGGTCCGATCAGGATCGCGGCCAGGTGTTGGATGCGATGACCTTGAGTATGGCCGGCACGCTGTGTTCCACCACCTGGGGCACCCGCGCCGGGGTGTGGGAGGCACCGGTGCTGGCGTTGACGCAGGACGACATCGTGGGGGATTTTAGTTTTAACGCGGGCGCATCGGATGCGGATCTGTTTAACGGCGTGAAGGGCCAGTTTGTCAGCGCGGACAACCTGTGGGTGGCGACGGATTACAAGCCATACCAGAATGCCGCCTATATGGCCGCCGACGGTGCCGAGCTGTGGACGAACATCGATTTCCCGTTCACCGATAGTCTGCAACGCGTGCACAACCTCTGCCGCATTCTGGCCGAGGACCAGCGCAACGCGTTCACTGTGGAGGGGTACTTCTCGCACAAGGCGTGGGATGTGCCGGAACACGGGCAGCGCGTCACGTTCACCAGCCCCTTCCTCGGGCAGACCGCCAAGATCTATCGGGTGATGGATAAAAAGGTCGGGTTGAAACAGGCGGTATGGCTGAAGCTGAAGGAAGACGCGGCCACGATCTATGACATGGCCGATGCGGTGGTCGCGGATTCGACCCCCAATACCAGCCTGCCCGACCCCTTCGCCATCGCGCCGCTGGAGTCGCTCACCTGCACCTCCGGCACCGATGTGATGCAGCGCAACGGCGACGGCACCATCACCTCGCGCATCCTGGTGCAATGGCCGCCAGCCACTACGCCCGGCGTGGTGCACGGCGGGTACATCGAGGTGGAATGGAGCCGTCTGGGCGAGGATGTCTGGAACGGCACGCCGGCCAGCGGCGGCGCGACCGAGGTCTATATTGGCCCGGTTGAGGATAGTGCGTTCTATAAGCTACGCGCGCGCGCGGTGAACGCCACGCTGAATATCAAGTCGGCGTGGCTCTACGCGACGCACGAAGTCGAGGCGCAACAAACGATCATCAGCGAGCTGACAGATGATGTCGCGGCGGCGACAGAGGCTGTCGCGGCAGCGCAAGCCGCCGCAGCGCAAGCCGCCGCAGCGCAAGCCGCCGCAGCGCAAGCCGCCGCAGAGCAAGCCGCCGCGGCACTGAGAGAGGCCTCTGGTCAGGCCGATGTCTCGCTCGATGCGCTGGGCAATGCGCGGATCACCTTCACCACCTACAACGACCCGCAGATCCTCGGCTACGAGCTACGCGAGGGCGAGACGTTTGATGCCGGGGTGCTCGTGGCTACCACCAGCGGCAACAGCTTCACGTTGCCGGTGTTGGGCAGCGCGGGGAAAATTTACTGGATCCGCGC